CTATATGTCGCAGTTGTCTGCTGAAGCGGAGGGCAAAATTATACTCAATCAATCTATGATGGAAGGCAGTAAAACTGGTAAGGCATCAGAAGCGGACCTCATGTTGTTGATTAGTAAGAATCCACCAGTTGAGGGGCATGAAGAGGATGACCTCCAGAGACACATTAACGTAGTCAAAAACAAGCTTACTGGATGGCATGGCTATATAACCTGTATGTTAAATTATCAGGTAGGTAGATACGAAGTATGATTGAGCTAGAGGTCAGGGATGATCAACTGATTAGTGCGCGTGATCGGGCTGTCGAGATGGGCAAGCTTCATAATAGTATCACTAAAGGTCAGGGCAACATTGCAGGTTTTATAGGTGAAATAATAACTGCTGAATTGCTTAACGCGACACAGCAAAATACCTATGACTATGATTTAGTGCTGATCAACGGTGAAACTGTGGATGTGAAAACAAAGAGAACTTCAGTCACTCCCCTGCCGCATTACGATTGTAGTGTGGCTAAGTTAAGCACCCATCAGCAGTGTGATAACTTTGCATTTGTACGTGTAAAAAACGATTACAGTGTGGCATGGTTCTTAGGCATGATACCTCGTGACACATATTACGAAATATCCCGCTTCATGAACAAAGGCGACGTAGATCCCGACAACGGTTATACTGTCAAATCTTCATGCTATAATTTATCTATAGAAGAGTTATGGAAGGTGTCAATACATGAAAGTTGTTCTTGACGTAGAGAACACCGTGACTAAACGTGACGGTAAACTACACCTTGATCCCTACGAGCCGACAAATAGTCTGGTTATGATTGGAATACAGGCGGAAGGCGAAGAGCCTAAACATTACACGTTTGATCACGATGAATACGATTGCAAGTATGAATACCGCAGAAAAGACTGCGACGAGATTCAGGCTATATTAGATAAAACAACATTACTGATTGGTCACAATATCAATCACGATCTATTGTGGATCTGGGAAACTGGATTTAAATATGACGGTGCAGTGTGGGACACGATGCTAGCTGAGTATGTCCTTCAGCGAGGACAGAAAGAACCATTGTCTCTGGAGGCGGTAGCTGAGCGTAGAGATCTGCCAATAAAAAAGCAGGATACCCTCAAGAATTACATGAAGCAGGGCATGGCTATTAGTTCTATACCTTACGAAGAGCTTAAAGAATATTTGTACGCTGACTTGGGTACCACGTTCTCTCTTTACTACGAACAGAACTTAGATTACCGGGATGATGTCAATCGTGGCCTCATGCCTGTGGTTGAGCTTACAATGGAAACATGTGTAGTACTTGCAAGGATCTATCAGAATGGCTTCACAGTAGACATAGACGCATTGGAAGGTGTACGCACTCAGTTTGAAACTGAACGTGCGGAGATTCAAACGGAGCTACAACATGTAGTAAGAGAACTGATGGGTGATACGCCTATCAATCTCAATTCCCCGGAACAATTATCGTGGGTAGTATATTCTCGCAAACCAAAGAACAAGACTCAGTGGGCCATGGATGCTGATCCGTATATGAGTCAGGAACAGTTCAAACGACTCACCAGTAGCTCAACGACACCTGTCCGCAAGACTCGCGCAGAGCAATGCAAAGCCTGCAAAGGAAATGGTACGTACTATAAAAAGAAAAAGGACGGGTCCAATTTTAAGAAGCCTAGTAAGTGCCCTACATGTAATGGCGCGGGCTATGTTCTTAAAGACACTAATCAACTTGCAGGACTCAAGTTCACTGCCCCCTCAGTTAAGTGGCACAGTGCTAATGGGTTTAGTACAAGTAAAAACAATTTGGAGTTCTTAGAACGTGTCGCAAAAGCAAAAGGCATGGATGAGGCAGTTAATTTCCTCTCCAAGATTCGTAGACTCAACGCTCTTGATACTTACCTTAGTAGTTTCGTGGATGGTATCAGGACTTACCTTAAACCAGACGGTAAGCTTCATGTTCGCCTTACTCAGCACATGACAGCCACTGGCAGGTTTTCAGGGCGTGACCCCAACATGCAGAATATGCCTCGTGGTGGTACATTTCCTGTAAAAAGGGTCTTCATCTCCAGATTTGCAGGAGGTAAGATCATGGAGGCTGACTTTGCTCAGCTAGAGTTCCGGGTGGCAGGGTTCTTGTCACAGGACGATGTTGCAATCAAGGAAGTAACGGAGGGTTTTGATGTCCATTCGTACACCGCAAAAGTCATTTCGGAAGCGGGTCAGGCAATTAGCAGGCAGGAGGCGAAGGCGCACACATTTGCTCCACTCTACGGAGCAACAGGATTTGGCAGAACACCCGCAGAAGCATCGTACTACGAGCAGTTCACAGACAAATACAAAGGAATTGGACAATGGCACGAAAGATTAGCTACAGAGGTGTTATCTCAAAGAAAGATAACAACTCCAAGCGGAAGGCAGTTTTCCTTCCCCCATGTCAAGCGCAGGAAAAATGGAACTATAACGGATTCTACAGCAGTAAAGAATTATCCAGTGCAATCTTTTGCAACTGCCGACATTGTTCCTGCTGTACTGGTGAGAATCCATCACAGTCTGGCTGATATGCAATCTATGCTTGTTAACTCCGTGCATGATTCTGTGGTGATTGATGTTCACCCCGATGAAGAGCAACAGGTAATATCACTTATACATGATATAAACAGTGAATTAAAATCACTTATAGATAATAAATTCAAGATTGATTTTAATGTACCCCTTTTACTTGAAGCAAAAATTGGTGTAAACTGGTTGGATCAACAGGAGGTCTGAAAATGACAAATCAAGTTGCAACCCTGAACACAGGGAATTTTGCAGAAATGGCTAAGGCCATGGGCATGTCGCAAGACATGGGCGCAGACAATAAGGCTAAGTCATCGACTCTACCCCGTCTGCGTATTTGGAATCAACCCGTCATGGGGCAGGTTGAAGTTAATGGTAAGATGAAGAATATGGAGGTTGTGCCCGCAGGCATGTACCGTCTTCAATTGCCTGACGAGTCGTACATCTACGCTGAGAGCGCGAATGTGCGGGTGTTTGTGCAACGTTTTATGTACAAGCGTTATGACTCAAATAATAACCTGTACGTCAAGACATTGATGGCGGATGACCTTAACGGTGATCTCAAAGACAATACAGGCGGTCTTAACTGTGGCAAGCCTGCAGGATACATCAAAGACTTTCAGGCTCTCCCTGAAGACACTAAGACACTGATCAAACAGATCAAACGTGTCCGTGTAATCTTGGGTGAGGTTGAACTTGTCAATCCAGTGGATGGAGAAGGCAATGAAGTGGACACGGAGGTCCATCCTTTTATCTGGGAAATAGATAACAGGGATGCGTTTAAAACCATGGGTGAGCCGTTCACTCAAATGGCTAAGCAACGCAGGCTACCAGTGCAACACTGGATCACCTGTGGAACTGAGGAGCGTTCCATACCTACTGGCGCTAAGTTCTACCTGCCGACAGCGGGTGTTGATCTGAGCGAGTCTGTTGATCTAACTGACGGGGACCAGACTAAGTTTTCTGATTTCTTAGAGTGGATTAATAATTACAATGAATACATTGTAAATGCGTGGAACGAAAAGCGCACCGAAAAGATGGAAGCTGAAGATGAATCTTTGGTTGAAGATTTTATCGACATCGAAGTCGGTGAGGAACAGTAATGATCACACATCCTGCAGAGATACAGATCCACAAGTATCTTGAGGATGTACGCAAGGGTGAGCGTGGTATGTCAGATACCACAATCGCCCGGATTGTTAGGGACGTAGAGGAAGCTGTTAAGAAGCAGTTTAATTCTAACAAGCGCACATTTTCACTACGCATGTCGAATGTCGGTCGCCCTTCATGCCAGCTATGGTACGAAAAGAATGAACCAGAGTCTGGTATCGAGCCTCCCGCAAACTTCTTAATGAATATGATGATCGGAGATATTGTCGAAGCTATCTTCAAAGGTGTTCTTACAGAGGCCGGTGTCGAGTTTAGTGACGGTCACAAGAGCACACTAGAAGTGGGCAAATATAAAGTCGACGGTACGCACGATCTTGTATTAGATAATAAAGTAGACGACATCAAGTCTGCTTCACCGTGGTCCTACAAAAACAAGTTCAAGGATTATGCTACCCTCAAGGAGCATGACGCTTTTGGGTACGTAGGTCAGCTTGCGGGATACGCCACTGCATTATCTGTCGAGGCAGGTGGTTGGTGGGTCATCAATAAAGCTAACGGTGAGTTTAAGTATGTGTCGGCTTGGGACATGATTGTTCCTGAAGAGATTGACAAAATTGAAGATACAATAAACATCCTTGAGAAGAATGAGTTTGAGAGATGTTTTAGTCCTGTGGAAGAGACATTCCGTAGAAAAGAAACTGGCAATAAAATTCTTAGTGAGGAATGCAGTTGGTGTAAGTTCAGACATAAGTGTTGGCCTACACTACAGGAGATACCCTCATTGGTTTCTCAGGCGAAGGAGCCGCCTATCATACCTTATGTAGAGATTTCAGATGACTATCAGCCAGAGTAAACTGAGAAGGAATGCTCTGCGCCACGGTTATCGATCAGGATTAGAGCACGTAGTACTCAAGTCTCTGCAGTCTAGAAAGTGCAAGGCTGAGTACGAATGCTTAAAGATCGAGTGGGAAGATTTAAGTTACAGGAAGTATACGCCAGATTTTCTGTTGCCTAATGGAATTATTGTAGAAACCAAGGGCAGATTTACCCCGGCAGATAGGATGAAGCATCTGGCGATAAAGAAACAGCACCCCAAGCTCGACATCAGATTTGTATTTAGTAACAGTAGAGCTAAACTACGTAAGGGTGCTAAGACTACGTATGCAGATTGGTGCGAGAAGCACGGGTTTTTGTACGCAGATGGCGACGTTCCACAAGAGTGGATAGACGAGAAATCAAAAAAGTATACCCTTCCCGTACTTGTCCCCGTACCCTTCAAGAAAATTAGTAGGTAACATAATGATAGATTCTAAACAGACTTCCTTTGCTGTAGTAATTACACCAGACTTTGATGAGAATGATAAATTTCTTGACACTATGGGTGTGCATATAGAAGAAGAGATTGGCCACGAGCTTACGGACGATCAAAAATTTAACCTGCGTACAGTTTGCGGTATGTTAATGACTTGCATACATTTGATAGAGACAGATAAAGATTTTTCTGAGCACGTTCAAAATGTTTTTGCGGAGTTATTTGTGGACAGCATGGATGAAATATTAGGTACAGAACCTATACCAAGCTTTACTCGGAGTGAGGATGGTAAGGTTATTACCCTAGACTTTGATACTAAAACACATGGGAGTGCATGATGGGCTTAGAAAATATTCGTTCCGAACTTACGTCTGAGCTAAACGCCATGATTGAAGATACAGTTGAGGATGAAATCTTTGATATGGTAACAAAGCCTAAGCACTACAATACCGGACAATTTGAAACGTATGATATCATCATTGATGTTCTTGGTAAGTATGACGCTATCTCGTACTGCCGGGGCAATGTATTAAAGTATATGTTGCATCGTCTTTGGAACAAAGGAGATCCAATAGAGAACGCTAGGAAGGCTCAATGGTATCTGGAAAAGATGATACAACTCATGAAAGAAACCGAAGGGGTTAACTGGTAATGAGTGTTGAAATAAAGGTTGACTTACAGTTTGAAATAGATATAACTGAAGTTTCGCCTGAGCATAGGAATGAAGATGGACTCACAGAAATCATTTCCGACATCCTCGATGCGTGTATGTATGACATTCCGGGTGCAGAACTCAAAAAGTGCGAAATCGCTATTGAAGGAATTAATTAATGGCAGACATAGTCGATTACTTAGGGATCAAGATAGATCTACACAGGGATCAGGAACTAAGTGAGCAGGCTATGTCCCTGCTTAAAGATTATTACATGACAGACAGTGAGTTGTATGCACAGCAAGCATTTGCACGTGCGTCTGTGGCTTATTGTGAGGGAGATTATGATTTTGCTAATCGTATCTATGACTATGCTAGCAAGCGTTGGTTTATGTTTGCTAGTCCTGTGCTCAGTAACGCACCCGGAAATGGACAAAGCATCAAGGGTCTTCCTATCAGTTGTTTTCTTACTTATATTGGTGACAATCTGGACTCCCTTATATCTCACAATGCTGAAGTCGCATGGCTATCTGTCAAAGGAGGTGGAGTCGGCGGTCACTGGTCTGATGTACGTCCTGTAAGTGACAAGGCTCCGGGTGTCATCCCGTTTATGAAGGTTGTTGATTCACAGATGACAGCCTACAAACAAGGTAAGACTCGTAAGGGTTCTTACGCCGCATACCTCGATGTGTCGCATCCAGAGATCATCGAGTTCGTAAACTTTAAAGTCCCTACTGGAGGGGATGCGAACAGGAAATGTTTCAACCTGTTTAACGCAGTTAATATCACAGATGCTTTTATGGAGGCAGTACAAAATGGAGAACAATGGGAACTACGATGCCCTGATTCAGGAGCTATCAGATCTACAATCCAAGCTAGAGAGTTGTGGCAACGAATACTTGAAGCTCGTTTCAGAACAGGTTCGCCTTACCTCAACTTTATCGACACAGCCAACAGAGGGCTTCCAGATTCTCAAAGATCACTTGGACTCTCAATTAAGGGCAGTAACCTCTGCAATGAAATTCATCTCGCAACATCTGAAGAACGCACAGCAGTTTGCTGTCTCTCCTCAGTCAACCTTGAAAAGTGGGACGAATGGCGAGATACCAGAATGGTTCAAGACTTGGTCCGACTCTTGGACAACGTCCTTAAATTCTTTATCCGACATGCTCCAGAAGAGATAGAAAAAGCTAAGTACAGTGCATACATGGAACGGTCCATTGGGCTAGGCGCGATGGGCTTCCATGGCTATTTGCAGAACAAAGGAATTGCATGGGATTCTTGGCAGGCGGCTAGTGAGAACTTCCAAATGTTTAAGAAGATCAAAGAAGACGCTGTGGAGTCTACACATGAATTGGCTAAAGAAAGAGGTGAAGCACCGGATATGGCAGGTACAGGGCGGCGTAATGCTCATTTACTTGCGATTGCTCCGAATGCTAACTCGTCTATTATATGTGGTTGCTCAGCGTCTATTGAACCTATCAAGTCGAATGCATACACGCATAGAACTCGTGCAGGTGCGCATCTGGTTAAGAACAAAGCATTAGAAAAAGTGTTGGAGGAACACGGTGAAAATACGGAAGGCACGTGGAAAAGCATTATTGCTTCAGAAGGCTCTGTCCAGCATTTGGACTTCTTGTCGGACCACGAAAAAGGAGTTTTCAAAACGGCCTTTGAAGTCGATCAGGCGTGGGTTGTTGAACATGCGGCGAAGAGACAGGAGTTTGTGTGCCAAGGACAGTCGGTAAATCTGTTCTTCCCAGCAGGATCGCCTAAGTCTTATGTAAACTATGTTCACATTAAGGCTTGGAAAGATGGACTGAAAGGTCTATACTACTTACGTACAAATGCGGGAGTGTCCGCTGATAAGGTTGGCGCATCAATTGAACGTAACGCATTAAAGGATTTCTCTGGCGAGGATGCAGAAGAATGCATCAGTTGTCAGGGGTAATGAGTTCGCTCTCTGCAGGAGCGATAGGAACGTGACTGAATGCCTCTCGCTGATGGGGGGTAAGGTAGACTCAAAGGGGTAGCGCCCATACTCTTAGCGGAGTTGCGAGTTGTTGGAGGTCCAC